GTTCCTGTTATGGGTCTTTGGACAAGTAGCATCGGCATTATTGGTCTTGCTCTTAATCTTAGGGCTTATGATTTCGTAAGTCAGGAGATTCGTGCATCGGAAGACCCTGAGTTTGAAACGTTCTATACTAAGAACATTCTCTTGAATGAAGGTCTCCGTGCTTGGATGGCACCTGTTGACCAACCACATGAGCAGTTTGTGTTCCCAGAAGAAGTTCTTCCGAGAGGTAACGCACTTTGATTAGTTCGGAAACTCCAGATAAATTGAAAGAGATTATTCGAGATACATGGCCGATGCTATATCGGCCACCGAAAGATTTTAAAAAGAGTGATAAAAAGGAGGGGTAAAACCCTCCCTTTTTTATGCGATTCCTAAATAGTAATAGGTCGCAGTATTTTATGGAAGTACTCAACTCTCCCCAGGATTTTCTGTTCAATCTTAAAACCTGTTCTCCTTCAGAAGCACGACGAATGTGGAAGGAAAGCATAAAGAAAAAATGGAAACACAAGTGTGCATATTGCGGAGAGAAGAGTGAGGAGTTATCATTAGACCATATAGTTCCACAAGCAAAAGGTGGAAACGACCACATTACAAACGTTTGCTGTGCATGTGTAAAGTGCAATAGAGACAAGGCACATGAGCAAATGGAAGCATGGTATTTCAGACAGGACTTCTTTACAACTGCACGATATGATGCTATCGTAGCGTGGCAGAAACAGATGACTAATCAAGAAGTCACCCTACATAGATACAAACCTCGCAAGAACAAAGTCTTATGAACATCACTATTCATAGTAAGTATGGGTGCCCATACTGTGACAAAATTAAAGCAGTTCTCGACCAACGAGATATGGAATATACTATTCTAACGTTGGAAGAAGATTTTACAGAAGCAGAATTTAGAGAAGAATTTGGTGTAGATGCATCATTCCCTAGAGTAGTTATTGATGGAAATATCATTGGTGGATGCCGTGATACTGTTGAGTACTTGCTCAATAAGGATATGTTTTGATGTCCTCTATAAATAACAATGATACTTCTGGTGTAAACAGGGGTGTTGAGTTAATATTAAAAAAGAGGAGGGAATCCAAACCCAAGGAAATAAAGAAACCGTTCTTTAGTTTTCTTAAGATGTTTTCCCTCTTCAAGAGGGAAATAAAAATTAGTTTTAGTATAGACGTTACTAAAAAAGATTAAATTAGTTCTCTCGGAGGGTAGAGTCATGTTAGCAGCAGAACTCATTATTTTTTCAATGGTTTCAATTCTGTTCTTGTTTGTAGGAGGAATCGTTGGATGGTTAGCAAAAGACTACGTTTATCAGACTCAACCAGTATATACACACCCCGAAATGTTTGATGCAAATGGAAACATTTTACCAGATGAAATTTTAGCAGTACGATTTGAAAATGGCTATGACGACGACGAAGAAGACGACGACTGAAGCAAAACCAAAAGTGAGCAGACGCAAGTCTGCTCCAAAAGCAGTCGAACAACTTCCACCTAATCCTTTTACCTTTGAAGTATTGAATCTTGCTGCAAAGCAGAGAAGCAAAGCAAAGAAGATTGAAGTATTAAAGAAGTACGAACACGACTCCATCAAAGCAATTCTAATCTGGAATTTTGATGAAACCGTGATTTCCGTACTTCCCCCAGGAGAGGTTCCATACTATGATGATGAGGAACGGTCCTTGTCTGACCGCATTGCAGAGGCAGTAGAGGCACTCAATGGTGGTAAGTCTGTCGGTGCCCTGGATACTAAGTACACTGCACTTAGAACCGAATACACCAAACTCTACAACTTCATTAAAGGTGGCAATGATAGATTGAATAGTCTCCGTAGAGAGAATATTTTTATTGACCTCCTAAAAGGTCTTCATCCCCTTGAAGCAGAAATTATTTGTCTCTGTAAAGACAAGTTACTGACTAATAGATACAACCTTACAAAGGAGTTAGTATCTGAAGCATATCCCGATATTACCTGGGGAGGTAGAAGTTGAAACAATTGAAGGTTATTCACAAAGATTGTGATCCCACCCTTGCTCAAGACAGAACGTTACCATACACTGCCTACATGGTAGAGTATCTACAGGATGGAATGACCAAGTTTGATATCGTAACTGCTTCAAAGCAAGTAGAAATATTCGATTATTACTGGGATAACTATCGAAGTGACTTCAAGAACATGACGCAGACTGAAGGAAGAGTAAATCCAAAACTGTGGGGAAACAAAGCACCTTCAGATAAGAAGAAAAAATGAAAGAAAAGTTTGAAGATGTCCTGAAAAGAGAACTCAAAGCAGAGTTTAAAAAACAGATGGATGTCGATGTCAATGAAGCAGAACTAGACAAGGTTCTGAAACAGTACACCAAAGTAAAAAAGTCTAATCTTCACGAAATTAGGAGACTGGACAAGTCTTAAGTTAAGTTAAAATGTATCACATGATACACAAGCACTTGACTATATATGATACAGGGACTATAATGTCCTCATACGTTCATCCTAATGCTCAGTCTAATACTGGCATTGACCTTAGCCCATCATGATGATGCTAATCCATACGGTTGGCATATGACTTGTGAAAGGTTTTTAGAGAAACGAGTTGAAATCCTTATGGACGACAACTTGGACCGACGTGCAAAGTATAACCTTCTAGGTTACTTTAAATCAAAGGTTCCAGGTGAGTGTAATAGTATACTGACTTAGGACGCAAGTAAGTCGCGGAACGGAGCGTTCATCCCATGTTAGAATTACTACTCTACAGTAATATTCACTGCATTGATGCTGTTGAAATGATTCAACGCATTGAAGCAAATAAAAGTGTGGATAAAGTTATTCGCACTGAGGTGATTGAGACCTTAAAGGAAGCAACACCTGAGTGTAAATGGGACGCAAACGACTGAAGGAACGGGGCTACAATCCCATTCTTTTAGGAGACCTACAATGAACACCCTCAATCTCATTCGTAAGCAAATCGAAAAAGCAGCAGCACTGCATGATGCACAGATTGCTATGACTACCTATCGTGGTGTCCAGTATGAGTGCAATCATGGAGAGGCAGATGAAGTACATGGTACTTTCTGCTATCGTGGCAAAACTTACACCAAGTAAACCCATGCAACAGTTAACAGTCGTTGGATTAATTTCCTTAGGTTGTATTGCATTTATCGGAATGATGTATGGTGAGATTCTTCTCCTCAATAGGAGATAGATGGAAAACTATACTTATCATTACGATGATAAGGATAAAGATAGTAGACCTCCAGCATGTTATCAACTCACATATAGAGGAGTTAACTACTGGTCCTGTTATCGAATCCACTTGGATGAATGGTTTGAAAAAATATATTCGACTTCAGCATTTTCTGGAGACTTAAAGGGGAGGTAAAGTTACCTCTCTTTTTTTGTAGTTAAGTAAAAAAGCAACAAATGTATACTACGATACATAAAGTTGGCTAGATAGTATAGCATTTGTGAGGTGAGCCATGCACTTAAACTTCTGGGGTTAATGATCCCAAACTTTTTATTATATTTCTCCCATTGAAATTTTGGAGGTTATGATGCACAACATCATTGCTAGAGAACAACTAACTGAGTGGAGGCACTTTGAAGATACTATCGATGACCTAGAGTCTGAACTTCAAATGATTAACGACTACTACGAATGCCTCATTGAGTGCGATGAAGACCAAGCAACATGTAAGAGAATATGTAGGAGACTCTTATCATGAACGACTGTTAATATAAGTTATGAGGAGACCTTGACGGGTCTCCTTTTTTTATGTAGAATCAAGGGTAATCCCTCACATGATTTTATGGACAAGGAACGATTAAAATTAATTGTCAGAAATCTAGAATTGCTTGTCGATGGTCTGAAGTCGGAAGTCTATTCTGATGTTGACGCCTACAAGGCAGAGAACTATGATGACCCTCCCGAGTACTACCATGATTATGATGAGGTCTTCTCCGACGATGATGGATACCCCGACTGAACGAATGAAGCAAACTGTAACTTTAGTCTCTGCTACTCCTGATGCAGAGAAACATATGGCATACTGTGCCCGTGTAAGCAACCCATCAAATC